ACTATTACTAAAAAAGACGACAACAGAAAAGTAGAGTTGCAAGACAAGCAAAAGGCTATGTTAGAGAGAATTGAGTTCTTGAAAAACAGATAAAATGAACGAAAACAACGACTATTATACTTTATGTATAAAATAAAAAAAAAACAAAAATATATGAACATTAAAGATTTCAAATTAGCATTCGTAGATAATACCACTTTCTATGGAATTGACGCAGCTGGATTCTATTCAAGAGCACTTTTAACAGGAGCATCAAAAGAAGAATTCAGATTGATACCAAATGTTAAATCTAAGATCAAATTAGGTGAATTAAACATTGGTGATATTTTAGCAGGAGCGGATTGCTCTTTCTCATCAGCAGGCGAAGGTACATTGGCTCAAAAGTCATTCGAAGTTGAACCAATCAAGATCAACTTAGAGTATTGTAAAAGAACTTTCGAAACTAACTACTTATCACAATTGTTAAGACCAGGATCAAACTCAGCAGAGGTTATGCCAGCAACAGTAGAAGAGTACTTATTAGGACAAGTTGCGGAAAAAGTATCTGCAGATTTAGAGCAATTGATTTGGAAAGGTAATACAGCAACTGCTTCTTATCCATTATCTTTATACGACGGATTAGAAAAACAATTATTGGCTGATGCTGCTGTTATCGATGTTGCGGCTATCGTTGGAGCAATTACTTCATCAAATGTTATCGTAGAACTTGGAAGAGTATATGACGCAATCCCAACACAAATTTTAAGAAAAGAAGATTTAAGGTTATTCGTATCTTCTTCTATTTTCAGAGCATACAGACAAGCATTAGCTGCTGCTTCTTCTGAGGCATTCTACATGCAAAACTATGGTGAACTACATTTCTTAGATTTGAAAATTGTTGAAGCACCAGGTTTATCTGTAAAGAAAATGGTTGCGGCTCAAAAAGCAAACTTACTTCTTTTAACAGATTTAATGTCTGATTTCGAAGATGTGAAAATTTTACCACAAGGTGATGTAACAGGTGTACCAGTTGTAAGAATGGTTGCTGAATTCAAATTCGGAACAGGATATATCTACGGATCAGAAGTAGTATTCTATAACTAAAACAAATAAAAAGTGGGTGCCAGAAAGCATCCACTTTTATATCAAGAAATTGACTAAAATAAAAAATATATAAATATGGCAATATGTAACGCACTAACAGGAGTTATCACTAAATCTTGTTTGAATAATAGTGGAGGTATCAACCGTATCTTCATCGCAGACTGGGCTAATGTAACAGGTATTATTGACGCTGCTGGAACAGGAGGCGATTGGATCACTGATATCACTATGGCTGCATCAAAATACTTCTTCGAATTTCAAACTAACAAAAATGTTTGTAACTTCACAGAAGAGGTTCAGATCGATATGACTAATGGCACAACTTTTTTTAACCAAGTACTTACTTTGGTATTGAATAGGAGAGAGACTGCGAAAAGAGACGCAATCGAAAAACTTATCAACGGACAAAAACAACTTATGGTTATTTTCCAAGACTCCAATTCCAACTACTGGTTATCTGGTAGAGCAGAAGGATCTTATGTAACGGCTATCACAGGTGGTTCAGGAACAGCGAAGGCTGATGCTAATAACTACACGATAACATTCACAGCAATGGAACCAGAACAAGCATGGGAAGTAGCACCAGCAGAAATCACAAGCACTATCATTACTTTCGCGTAATTGATAGGAATATGTATATGTAAATGAATATAGAAACCCACCACCATATCGGTGAGTGGGTTTTCTAATAAAACAAAAAAACTTAAATATGGCAATATGTAACGCACTAACAGGAGTTGTAAACAAATCCTGCGAGAATAATGTTGGAGGTATCAACCGTATCTTTATCGCCGACTATGTTGAACTAAACCCAACAGAAAGTGGTAACGAGATAACGAACCTATCACCAACATTAGACAAAGGAATATATGTAGTAACATCAACGGCTACTATAACTACATCGGTTGTTGCTGGTGCTTATGTGATAAACGACATACTAATCACAGGAGACCTAACAGGAAAGATAAAAGTAGGAAAACAAATCAAGTTCTCATACAACACACAAACTGGTGGTGGAAACTGGACAGGACATATCTTATCAGTAACATACGATTTAGGAACAAACATAACTACGGTAACACCTGACTTTGGTGGATTCGCACCAGTAGTAGGATCAGTAGCAGGAGGCGCAGCACCAAACAACACTGCTAATCAATCCGTGACAACTTTTTTATTCTTCGAATTTCAAACCAATAAGAATGTCTGTAATTTCACAGAAGAGGCACAAATCGATATGGTGAACGGAACTTCATTTTTCAATCAAGTTCTAACCTTAGTCCTAAATAGGAGAGAGACTGCTAAAAGAGAGGCAATCGAGACACTTATCAACGGACAGAAAGAGTTGGCTATCATTTTTCAAGACTCCAATTCCAACTATTGGCTAATGGGTAGAAATGAAGGATCATATGTAACGGCTATCACAGGTGGCTCAGGAACGGCTAAGGCTGATGCCAACAACTACACGATAACATTTACGGCAATGGAACCAGAACAGGCTATCGAGATAACATCAACGACTGTAACCAAATTCGTAGTAACAGCATAATAATAACTACATACAAATTAGACCCGCTCACAAAGGCGGGTCTTTTTATATAAACAAAAGTCGTCGAAAGTATATTTTATGAAAAACAAAGAAATAGATGCTAAAACTGACGACAGGCACAAACAGCACGGTATTTACACTCACTGAAAAGTACGACTTCTACGATCCATCGGTTGGAACATATATCGACCTATATTTCCTATTCAAGATAACGAACGACCTAAACAGAAATGAGATATTATTCATATCAGAGGACGTATCACCATTCGTCGATAGATACAACCAATTTTACATAAGTGTCACTCAATCGAACACACCAGATATATGGAATAGCCAGATTGGCTTATTCGGAATAAACGACGACGACGGAAGTCAATGGACTTATGAGGTATTCGGCTGCCAAGGTCCAAAACCGACAAGTGGAACACTATCTATACCAACAGAAGCAAGGTCACTTGAAACTGGAAGAATGATATACAAAAAATAAAAAACACAAATGAAGATATTCGGATACACGCTCGGAAAGACAGAGACACCAATAGTAGAGACCATAAACATGACAAAGTCAGCAGATGCCATAGATACGATAAAACTATCGGTTATGACAGACCTACCTGTTATCGGTTGGAACAGAACAGAGCCATGGGTAAATTATGGCAGTGATAACAGATACCCAGAGTTCTTAAAAGACCTATACAACACAAGCCCTACACATAACGCTATTGTAAAAACAAAAGCACAAATGGTTGTAGGAGAAGGATTCACATATGAGGATACAAACTACGACGAAAGAGACAAGATAAACATAATAAAGATACTTAACAAGGTCGAAAAAGAAATATATGAGTATTCACTTGATTACCAGATATTCGGCGCTATGGCATTCGAGATAATATGGTCTATTGACTTTTCAAGAGTAGTAGAGGTGAATAGAATAGATGTATCAAAACTTAGAAGCGGTAAATACGAGGACGGAAAAGTAACCGAATGGTATTACAAGAGAGACTGGTCCGATAGAAGAGAAGAAGCGGTTTGTATATATCCACTCGATAAGTCAGATAATATAAATCATAGACAGATGTTATATATCGGAGGTCAAATGATATCGAACGACTACTATTATGAACCGTCATATACAGGAGCAATTGACTGGATCACACTTGAATCACAATGCGGAGTATATTACAGAGGACTTATAGAAAACGGGTTCTCACCTACAATAATAGCCAAATTTTATAGAAAACCTGCCACACAAGAAGAAAGAGATACTATCATGGGTGGACTTAAAAAGAACTATACAGGAGTAAAAGGAAATAAGATACTCGGTATATTCTCAGACGGAAAGGAATTGGCACCAGATATCACACCGATAGAGGTATCCAATATGGATAAACAATTCACTGTTATCGCGGATCAGATAACACAGAAGATAATAACAGGCGAAAGAGCGACTACTCCTGAACTATTCGGAATAGCGATTCCTGGCCAACTTGGAACAGGTGATTTCGAGACAAAAGTAAAATGCTTTAGTAAATTCGTCATCACGCCAGAACAGAGAATATTCGAAAAAGCGGTAAACGAGATACTAATGCTAAATGGATTCGATATAAAATTCAAGTTGAACCCATTCACAATATAAAAATAAGACAAAGATATGGATATTACACCTTGGATAACACAGAACTTCCTAAAAACACAGACTCCTATAAGTCAAAACATCGACATAAGCGAGGTATCTAACCACATAACTACGGCACAACTCGTGAACACGAGAGAGGTATTAGGAAAGAACCTATACGACGATCTAAACACAAAGTTCATCGCAGGCACGCTAAACGGAAAAGAAACCGAACTATTCGACATTCTACAATACTCTATTGCATACAGAGCAAGTGAGATCGCTATACCTTTTTTAGGAATAAAGATAAAGAACAAAGGAGTAGTAAGGTTGAATGACGAATTCGCACAACCAGCACAACTAAGTGAACTGAAATACTTGAGAAGCGAACTCGCAGACAGAGCAGAATATTGGGAAAAGAGAGCAAAGGACTTTTTATGCCAGTATGGAACCGACTTTCCACTATATATGACCGGAACAGACCAACAAATATATCCAAATTTCAATCAGCCATATGATAGTGATGTATATATCGAAGATCAAAGGCAATGGGAAATGAAGAGAAATAGATATTATTACGGGCCAAATGGAGAATACCCAAATAGAGGATACTAAAATGAAAGATATAGAAAGAATAATACAATTGAAGGTCTATATCCAAAGTGTGACCTCTACAAATGTTAGAAGGGTCAAATGGAGTAGCGAGACAAAAGAAATGGTGGTCCAGTTCTACGGATCAACATATACATATTACAACATACCAGAGGCTGTATACAATAATGTTGTAGACGGACAGGCAGGTACTAAAACGGCAGGGCCTTGGGGCCCGATTGGAAAATATCCATCAGTAGGGGCAGCCATACACCAATGGCTAATCGCGGGTGGATTCCAATATAAGAAAGGAGGAACTATATGAATTGGATTAAACCTATAATAATGACATTACTAACTTTCTTGGCACCCATACAAGGACTTATC